AGGTCTTGGTGCCGATCGGCTCGCACGGGAGCGGCGGCGGCGTGCGCGTCGGCTCGGGCGACGGCAGCGGATGCCGCCGGTCACAGCGACGGATGCAAGCCGCGCGACCCGGGTCGCTGTCGAGCAACGAGTACGCGCCGGTTGCCACGGCCAAGTAGTGGCCGCCCGCGCTTGCGTGTGTTATGTTGGGTCCATGCGAGGTCAGATCACCTGCCTCTACGCCGGGTGCGCAAATAGCGCCCAAAAGCGCGGCTATTGCCGTACCCACTATAGCCGGGTGAAGCGCGAAGGGACGCTGCCCGGTAACTTTTCGCTTTGCTCGCTCCCAAACTGCTTCAAGCGCATGGAGGCTCACGGCTACTGCGCGACACATCTCGCGCGCTGGCGACGTCGCGGCGACGCTCGATATGTGGCCCCGAGGGGATTCAAGTACGCGCAGGGGTACGTTCTGATTAAGTGCCTGGACCACCCGTTCGCCGAAAAGCGCGGCTGGGTTCGGCTTCATCGGCTGATCATGGAGAAGCAATTGGGGCGCTACCTGACGGAGTTTGAGGATGTGCATCACGTCGACTCCAATCGAGCGAACAATGCGCCAGAAAATCTGCGAGTTGTAACCCGCGAGCGCCATGCCACGGAGCACGCGACGAAGTACTCCGACGCCGACATCGTGGCCGAGATCCGTCGCGTGGCGGCATTGCTGCACAAGCGCCCATCTCAGTCCGACTTCGCCAAGCACGGCAGAATGTCTGCGACGACACCCGCGCTGCGTTTCGGTGGTTGGCGGGCAGCCGTGGATCATAGCCTCACGAAAGTGTGATCGCCGATATGCGCGACCACCTTCTCCGGGTCGAACCAGCCTGGTAGTGAGCCGCCGCGCAGGCGCCGCGTCTCCACTTCGTTCAGGTAGCCCGTCGCGCCCTGCACGTTGTCGGGCTCGAAGCCCATCATCGCGGCGCACGCGGCGCGGAAGCAGTCCGCCCAGACGTCGGCACTCGCGTGCTTCTTCGGCGTGAGCATCGAGGCGTAGCGCGAGCTGCCGCGGTTCCAGCAGCTGAACTGCAGGTGCTGCAGGCACACCATGCCCGGCAGGTCGGGCCAGCGCTTGTCGCGCGCGCGGTTCATGATGACGTGCGCGACTGCGACCTTGCCCTCATACGGCTCGCCCTCGGCCTCGCCGAGCAGGGTACTCGCGAGCACCATCAGGTCCGGCCAGAGCGCGGGCGCGAGGTTCGGGTCGGGGACGGGGTACTGCCATTCGCTCATCGTCGTCCCCTATTGCGCCGGTGTCGGCGTCGGGATGCTCTCGGACGAGTAGACCGCGCTACTCACGGCATCGATGATGTTGCGAATCTGGTTCTTCTGCGTCGTGCTGAGCTGCGACCAGACGTCGCGGCCACCGATCTCGCGCACCAGCACGTCACCGTCGAACGTGCGGAACGAGATCAGAAAGCTAGGGTCGCCGGGCTGCTTCTTGATGCAGACCGTGACGTCCTCGACGCGCCCCTCTGTTCGCGTGACCGTGATGCCGTACGCGGCGCCGGCCGACAGCAACAGGGCCGCGACAAGTACTAGATTTCGCATCTTCGGCCCCATCAGTTGTCCGACCTGCCGAGCTCCAACCACTCGCCACGCGTCGAGCTGAAAAGCAGGGTCAGCGTGTCGCCAGCCGAGAGCGTCGCCGCGCCGGCCGCGCCAAGGTTCACGTTGTCGCCGTCGTCGAACTTGACGGAGTTCGAGCCCGAGAAGAACAGGTAGAGGATCTGCCCGTCGTAGCCGTCGGCGATCTGATCAGTGCCAGCGGTGAAGTCGCGCGCCGCGCCCGCCGTGAGGTTGATCGCGGTGCACTGCGTCTTCGCGACCATGTAGTCGGTGTTACCGCTGATGTCGTCCGTGCAGGGCGTGTAGACCGTCGTGTCGGCGTTCCTGACGCCGATGTTGATCGTGCTGGCGTTCGCGATGTTCGGGATGTCGACGACGACCTGGTTCGTCACCGCCTCGGTCCCGGTGCCGGAGTCAAACGAGACGTCCGTGTACTTGACCGCGCCCATGGTCGTGACGGTCGACGAGACACCGTCGGACGACGAGTTGTCGGTCCCGACCGAGGGGCGCACGTCGAGGGCGTAGTACTCGGCCCATGTAGCCGTCGCGCCCGCGATGGCTTTGAAGGCCGGCTGCGCGCGGATCGTGTCGTGCGTGCCGCCGCTCGGGACGGTGATCGAGCCCGTGCCCTGCTTGGTGAACGTGTCGAGCATCACGTACGACGTCGGCGCGGCGACCGCGACGGACGTGGTCATCGTCACCGGGGCGTAAAAGAGCTGGATGAATGGGAGGTTGCTTGACGTGGCGTCGTCGTGAAGGATCGTCATGTCGCCGCGCATCGCCGACAGACCACCGAGCAGCGACGAGGCCTGCCCAATGTGCACCGTCGGGCTGGCGCGAAAGACCGAGTGGATCAGCGTATTGCCGTCGAGGTCGAGATCGGCGTTGAACCTCACGACCGACATCTCGGACGCCGCGAAGTCCGGGACGTTGGGCCACAGGCTCACCGCGTCGTCGAGCACGATCGCGCCCTTGGTCCCGTTGCTGGTCGAGTTGAGCGTCAGATCGCCACCGCTGCCCGTCGCGCCGATCAGCTTGGCGCCAGTGAGGTTGAACGCACCGCTCTGCAGCGTGAGCACCGGGTCGGTGCCCGAGAGGTTCCACGTCCAAGCGATCGACGCATCACTGCCGTCGCCCCACGTCCGGTTGCCAGTCAGCTCGGTGGGGTCGAAGTCGAGCGCATTGGTGTTGATGTCGATGGCCGTGCCACCAGTGAGCGCAGTCTGCGCAGCCGTGATGCCTGCCGAGCCGCTGATGTCGCTGGTGGTGATCGTCCCGTCCGTGATGTCGGCGGATGCGACACTGGCGCAGGTGGCGGCGCCGCTGTTGTTCAAAGAGCGCGGGAACTGGTTGGTGCAGCTGGTGCCGGCGTACTGCGACAGCGTGCCCGTCCCAGCGCTAACCGTATTGAGCAGCAATCCCGTCGACAGTGCACCAATGGATTGCTCTGCCGACAGACCAGACTCTGCCGTCTTGGTGATGTACGTGGCATTTGTAGGGGCGTATCCGGTGCACACGCTGCCCGTGGTGCAGAGCGTGCCCGTCTCGTTCGGGATGGTGATCGTCTTGTTGCTGGCGACGTCGACCGAGCCGAGCGTAAACTCAACGTATTGGTCGTCGCCATTGTCGTAGAGGCGCAGGTCGTTGCCGCGCCTGAACTCGGCTCGCGCGCCCTCGTAGAAGTAGTATTGCGGCGTCGCGGACGTGGACGCGGCATTGCTGCCGATGACGAGCGCCCCGGCGTTGCTGTTCGCGTTCGTGTCGACGTTGAGCCAGATGTCCGCGAACTCGTTGATGATCGTCCCGCCGGTATTCTCCTGCATGATCGACCGGCCGGGGCGCGTGCCGCCCACCTCGGTCGTCACCGTGTCGTAGTCGTTCCCGAGGATTGTTACCGACTCGCTGTTCGGTCCGGTGCCCGAGAATTTGATTCCTTCGTCGAGGAAGCCGAACCAGTTGCCCTGCACCGAGCAGCCATCGCACGCCTCGTCGAACAGAACGCCGTCCTGCGTGCCGCCGCCCCCGATGAAGTTGCCCGAGATGTTGAACCCGGCACCGCAGAACGTCAGTTCCGCATTCGTCGGCGACGCGGGCTGATCGACGATCATGTTCCCGGTGAAGTTGACACCCTCGGAGCAGATCCCCGCGCCGTGACAGAAGATGAACGACTCGTCGCTACTCGCACCTTGCTGCTGCCACTTATTGCCGTGAACGTCCCAGGTGTCGCCAGGGTTTTGAATCGAGCAGACCTCGGCCTGATAGAAGGCCGTGTTCGTGATCTGCACGACGTTCGAAAAGTTCGACGAGAGCGCACGCCCGAAGATGTGATAGCCGCCGCGTGCGAATGCCGAGTCGCTGATGCGCACGTCGGTCGCGTCGTTGATCGACAGCAACACCGACGTCGCGGCGCCGGCCTGCGTCGCCGCAACGACGTACACGCGGTCGAGGTACAGGTACGCCGAGAAGTTCGGCGCCACGCCGTCGAAGTCGATGAGCGGCCCTGCAAACGAGCCGCTGCTGGCGCGCAGCAGCAATCCGGCGAAGCGTATTCCAGAGAGCGCCTCGGCGTTGAACGCGGTGCCCGTGCCGCTGTACGATAGCTCGTGCGGCTGCGCGGTGCCGTACGCGAAACGCTCCGTCGAGTCCGAGCCGACGATTGCGAGGCCCGTGCAGAGGTCCAGGGTCGAGCCGAACGCGCAGGTATCGGCGGGCACGTAAAGCGTACCGCCCGGGCCGGTAGCGCACGCCGCGTCGATCGCGGCCTGGATCTCGGTGGTCTCGTCGCTGCCGTCGCAGGCGGCGTAGTCGTCGAGGTTCACGACCGGCTGATTCTCCGGCTCGCACGTGAGCGCGCCGTCGGTGCCGATGCCCGTCGCGACCTCGCCGGGATCACACGAGTTCGCAGTGATCGACGTGCCGTTGTTCCAGAGTCTCGTCGCCCCCGCCGGGGAGGTAGTTCCGGCGAGGGCAACGAGCCCCAGAAGGAGAGCGCGAACCAGCAACGCGTCCTCCCTCTGATCAGGTCGGCGTAGGCGTAGGCGTCGGGGTCGGAGTCGCCGTCGGAATGCCGGTCGGAGTCGGATTCGGCGCCGCAGCCTTCTCGATGTAGACCTCGACGACCGTCGCGCCGCCGGTGCCGTCGCACGACCACGCGCCATCGCGCACCGCGACGTCCGCCGTGTAGCCGGCATTGATCGGCAGCGTGATGCCCTTCGTCGGGTCGTTGCACTGATTGCCGCCGGTCGCCGGGCGCGGGCAGAGCGTCACCGCGGCACTGGTCGCCGCTGCGGTGTTGTAGAAGTAGATCGACAGCGCGCCGGCCGCCTCGGCTGCGGTCACGAGGTCGGTGTCGCCGGTCGCGGCGCAGTTCACTTCCTTGAAGATGCGTCCGACGCCCTGCCAGCGGCGCGTGTAGTACGGCACCGTCGCGGAGCCGCCCTCTGCGTGCACGATCGGCGTCGAGAACAGCACGTACGCGCACCACAGCCACACGGCGACAATCGCGAGGCCGATCCTTCGCTTGAGCTTCATGGGAACCTCAGGGGGCCGCAGGCGCCCCCGTCAAGGTGAGAGATCAGGCCGGGTTGGCCGGCTCGTCGGCCGCCAGCACCATGCCGACCACGGCGATCACGCCGGTGCCGATGGTGTTCGCCGCGCCGAACTTGAGCACGTTGTTGGCCGCAGCGAGGCGCAGCCCGCCGTCCCCGTAATCGATGTCCCAGAAGCCGTAGTGCACGGTGATCGCGTCGTTCGCCGCGATGACCGCACCGCCCTGGCCGGCGCGAGTCGCTGCCGTGGCTCCGGCGATGCGGCCGATGCCGACCACGTTGGCGATGACGTTGTCGACCACCACCAGCGGGTCGCCGACGGTCGCGCCCGAGAGCACGGTCGTCACGTACGCCTGCAGCAGCACCTTGTAGACGCGCAGGTAGAGCCCTGTCGCGGGCGTCGCGAGCGTCGCGAGTCCGGTCGTGGTGAACGACGTGTTCACCGAGCGATAGGTCGCGCCCATGCGCCGCCGCAGCGCGGCGTTGTCTCTGAATCCAGGACTCATCGTAAGATCCTTCGCGTATCCAAACGCAGCTTTTTCCCACGGTGCCCGGTGGGAGGTGCGGGTGCTGGTTTGCGGTCGGTCACGCCGCCATCGGCGCCCCTTGCGCTTGGGCTTGCGCCATGAGCGCATCGGAAGAAGGCGGAGGCTGGCCAGCGTTAGTAGAGACCGGTTCCGGTGCTCCCTGCGCTGCCGAGCCGGCTCCCTGGCCAGCCCCTGCCGCTTGTGCCTGGGCCATCATCTGCTGCTGGAGCTCAGCCATGGCCTCAGGCGATTCGGGTAGGTCCAGCTGCTCGGGGTCGAAGCCGAGCGTGGACACCGCCGTGTAGAAGATCTTGAGCATGTTCGGCGGCGGGATTCCGAGTTGCTGGCCGAGGCTCATCAGCTGCATCAGCCGCTGCATGACGTCCTGCCGGGACATCATCATCGAGATGCCGCGGACCTGAATCTTTGCCGGGACGTCGAGCGTCTGGAACCGCGTGACGTCGTCCTGGAAGAACGCCGCCGCACCCGGGCCGCCGAAGCGCTCCAGCAGGTGGCTCAGCCGCGGGTCGCTCGTGTCGCTGCCATACTGGAGGATCATCTCCTTCAGCAGGTTCAGCGCGCGCTCGGCGTCGTTCTCCTCGAGACGCCGCGCGACGTTGTGCAGGTACGCGGTCCCGGCGCTCGTCTTCGACTGCACCTCGGTCGCGGTCGGGCGCCCACGCGAGCTCGGCGAGCCGTCGACGAACTCACTGATCTGGGTCGACGACTGCCCGATGGCTTCGAGCTTCGAGTACAGCGGCCAGAGCGAGTTGATCTGCGTCTGGAACTGCAGCTTCTTGATGAACTCTTCGCGCCCGCGGTAGACCTTGCCGGGCCAGATGTCTTCCGGCATCGACGGCTCGTCGCACTTGGTCTCGTCCATCAGGAAGACGCCGAGGACCGCGTACATCGCGTCGTCGATCATCAGGTTCAGGACTTTCTCGAGCTGCTCCTGAACCTTCGAGTCGGCGTCGCACAGCGCCATGCCCCACGGGCGACCGCGGTAGGGGATCGGCGTAGAGCAGATGAGCGGCCACTGCCCGCGCCAGTTCGGGTTCGGCCCGATCGCAACGATCGACTTCTCGTTGACGACCACGATGCGCCAGTTCTCGGCGACGATGCGGCCGTCCTTGTCGTAGATGTTGCCGAGGTACGTCTGAACGAGGTGCTGGCGCCGGCGCAGCGCGCGCGAGTCAAGTAGCTCGGTGCGCCGGTAGCGGCTCTCGCGGGTCGCGTCCCACGAGATCGGCTCGCCGATGTCGTCGATCGAGTCGTAGACGCCCGCTCGCACGCGCGAGAGGAGGTCTTCCTCGTCGACCATCGACTCCTCGATGACGAACTTCCCGCTGTAGAAGTCGGGCGCGTACGGGTCCGGGTAGACGCACCACGCGCTGATCCACTTGCACTCGAACTTGGTGCGCTCGGTCGAGCTGGCGGCGACGTACGGACGCGGCGGGGGAGGCGGCGCACCGGCCTGCGGGCCGAGCTGCATCGCGGCCATCTGCCACTGCTGCATCTGCTGCTGCCACGCCTGCACCTCCATCGGGTCGGGAGGCATGACGTGCGGCCGGGACTCCATGTAGTCCTCGGCCGAGACGCGCATGAAGCTCGTGCCGATGACGAACGCCTCTTCCCACATGGAGAGCAGCGCCTCGACGAGCTTCGCCTGCTCGGCGACGATCTCCAGCCAATGCTGCAGCAGGCGGACTTCCGGCTCGAAGTAGAGCTTGGACTCGTCGATCGCCTGGAACCACTTGGGCGCGTCGAGGAGCACGCCTTGGAGCATCGAGAGCGAGACGCGGATCTTGGTCTGCATCTCGGGGACGCTGACCTGCGCCTGCCAGCCCTGCTTGCGGCCGTCGAAGCTGCGGAGGTGGTAGAGGTCTTCCCACCGGCGCCAGTCGCGCTCGAGCGGCGCGCGCGCGGTGGCCGACGACTGCCGCGCGGCCGTGACCATCTGGACGATGTCCTCTTCGGTCATCGACTGCGCGCGGGCGTAGGCTTCCGCTGACGGGATGCCGAGGGACTTCCAGTCCCCCTGCCGGACCAAGTCCGCCCAGCGCGGGCGCGGGAAAGGTTCGGAGAGAGACGCGGGGGGCGGGAGCAGATGACCGCCCCCCGTGCTCACGCCGAGCACCTAGTAGCGTCTTCCCGGCACGTATCCTCCGGGCCCCGGATTCGGGGCGCCGTTCGTCCACACTGGGGTGGGTCGAACAACTGGCGAAGGCCAGCTCGGGGCGGGTGCCTGTGGCATGGCATTTGCCCCATACGCCGAACCTTGCAGATTTGCAAGCTCTTGTCGCACCAAATCTTGCACGGTTGCAATGATCGAACCGCGGTCAGGTGCCGGAAGCCGGTCCGGATAGCGCGGGCCGTAGTCGCCGGGCTCCATGCGCTCGGTGCCGGGCGCGGAGTAGGCGCCGGCCTCCGCGTAGCGCTGGTGGCGCTCCTGCCAGCGCGCGGCCTGCTCCGGGCTCGGCTCGCCACCGCGGAGCCCCAGCGTGCCGAGCGGGATCCGGTCGCCGCCGCCGACGTCCACGCCCTGGTCGCGAAGGGCCTCGGTCTGCCGGGCGAGCAGGTTGCGCTCGTCCCGTTCCCCGCGGCGGAACTGCTCGTTCAGCTCGTAACCGTGGCGGCACCAGTTCCCGAACTCGCGCGGGTCGTCGATGACTGCGGCGCCGATGAGGCTCGCGACGATGTAGCGGTTCTCGGGGTGGAGAAAGGTCTCGCGCAGCCGCTGCGCGCCGTCCTGATACCCCTGCGTGTAGACTTCGTGGTTCGCGGCGATCGCGCGTGAGCGCGCCACCGCTTCGACGTCTAGCTGTACCCCCGCCGGATCAGCCCCGTCCAGTCGCTCGGCCGGTTGTACGACTCCGCGAGGCTGCTTCTTTGTCTTCGAGCCCTTGGGCCGCCCGCGGCCTCGTTTCGGTTGTACGACATCGCCAGCGGGCTTGCTGACTCGCTTCCGCCCTCCTTGCGCGCCATCAGCTTCTCGAACTTGAAGTCCGCCGCCCGCAGGTACCGGACCAGATCGATCCAGTCCTTCCCCCGCTGCTCCCACTGCTGCCGGTCTCTCTTCGTCGGCTCGTAGTTCCAAATGAACCTCTCGAACGCCCACATGGGGCCTTTGGGCATGTCCGCCACGCGGCGGCAGATGCGCAGTTTCGGGATCTCGAAGCCCCCGTTGCGCTCCTCAGGCCCAGGAATGAGCGGAGCGCTGGTCAACGTGCGCGGCACCCACACCGGCCGCAGCCAGTCGTGGATCGCCTGCATGCTCGTGTCCGACGACTTCTCGTAGGTGATGCCGGCCGCATGGAACTTGTCGAACCAGTCCTGCGCCTGCTCCGCGTCGATGCGGTGCTGCCCGCCGCGCTGGTCCATGATCTTCCGGTCCGGCTGCGCACCGATCGCGCGGCGCACGCCGTGCACGCTCGCGACGATCGTCTTGAAGCCGTTGTTCGGAACGAGGTCCGCCCAGAACCAGTACCAGCGGTCGTCGGGGTCGACGGTGAACCAGCCGTAGTGCAACGGCCGCTTCATGGCCGGGTCGACGATCTCGACGATCGGCCAGTTGAGCGCGACCGGGTCCACGTCCGGCACGACGTGCGTCTCCGCGCGCACGTAGCCGAACTCCAGCCCGCCCATGTGCGCCGGCACGCCCTTCGATCGCGCCTCGCGCTCGCGAGGGTCGGTGATCGACGCGAGGAAGGCTTCGATCTCGTCGTGCTCGAGCGCGCCCTCGCCGTGGCACGTCCGGCACGTGTCGTGCATCTCGGCCGTGAAGTGCTCGACGCGGCCGTGCATCGGGTTCGTGAGAACGATCTCGTCGTGCGGGATCTCGCCGCCCTCGCACTCGCGGCAGTCCGGGTCGTGCGCGGGCTCGACGAGCTCGTCCACCATCCATGGCTCTTTGAGCGGAGTAGCGGTGACGAGCACCCGGCCGCGGGTCTCCATCATGCCGCGGCGCACGGCGTTGAAGATCGCCTGCGGCGGCGGCTCGTCGAACCACGCCCAGTGCCACGCAGGACCCTCGAAGGTGCTCTTGTCCTGCTGGTAGCTGTGGATCATCAGCTCGGCGCCGGTGATGAAGCGCCAGTGGTAGGGGAAGCCCTGCTCGTTGGTGCGCGGACGCCCGAGAAGCATCGCCGGCGTGACGAATTCCTCGAGCTTCGCGAGGACGGTCTCTCTCAGGAGGTCGAAAGACTCGCCGCCGACGAAAATTCGGTGTCCGCGGAGCAGATTCCGGGCGAATTTCGCGCGATCGGTGCCGCCGAGGGCCAGCGGACGCGTCCCGAGGGCCGCCGAGAGCACTTCGATGGCCCCGCAGGTCGATTTTCCGACGCGGTTGCCGCCGAAAATGGCCCGAACCTGCGCTTGCGACTCGTACCAGGGCCGCTGGAAGGCGTACGGCTTGAATCTGAGGAACGCGGTGGAGCGGAGGAGGCCGTCGCCCTGCTGCGTGAGGTTGCGAAGCTCCTCTTGGAGCTGCTCTAGCGACAATTTCGAGGGGTCGAAATTGCTCGCGGCCCTATTTTCGTGCGCCACTGCACGAAATTGGTACGCTCAATCGTGCAGAAATGCAAGAAATGGAATTCTAGGGCGTCTCGGGCTCCGGCGCGAGTTCTCCCGGAAGAAGATTCCAACCGGGGTCGCGCGCAGCCACCGTCGGCTCCAGCAGCTTGGCCTTCACGTCCTCGACGTACCGGCGCTCGTCGTCGTTCAGCTTCACCATGCGGTGGAACGTCGTCGGCCGACCCTTCGGGTACTCGCCCTGGTAGACCCTCTCCGGGTGCCACGGCAGGTTCAGCAGCTCGCGGAACCACATCTCCGCCATCTCCGCGGCCCACGGGATCGTGTGCCACATGCGGATCGGCACGAAGTAGTCGTCCGTGCCGCCGACGAGCAGCGCGTCCTTCGGGTCGATGAGGCCGATCCACGCCCGCCACACCATCGGCTCGTCATCGTCCACCGTGAGCCCCGAGACGACGCGGAAGCCCTGCACGACCTTCGTCTCGCGGGTGAGCGGGTCTCGCGAGAGCATCGGCTCGCGGTGGCCCTTGGTCTCGAGTCGCTCGAGGGCCACGCGCTGCCTTTTCGAGTAGAGAGAGAGGTCGATCACCGCGGCACCCGGCGATCCTCGACCACGCAAACATTGTGGACGGGCGGCCCAAGTCCCCTGCGCGCCATGTCAAACAGCAGCCCGGCGGTGAACGGAATCCAGCCCACGGGGCGGATGATTGGCTCCAGGCGGGGCGACGCGCTCAGCTTGTTCGCTAGTTCGCGCGAGATCGGAATGGAGCCCTGATCCGCCGATGGCCTCGTGCCGCCCGACTCCTGTACGCCACGGGCATACACCCTGCGCACCGCGCGTCGTTCCGCTCGCGTGGCCATCGGCCGTCCCTCCGACTGTGCCCAGGCGTGAGCGACGGCACGGAGCGCCTTCTGGCGGACGCGCCTCACCGCTGCACCGTCGCCGGCAGCACCAGCGGCAGCTCGCCGGGCTCGTAGCCCAGTTCCTTCGCCAGAGCCCGCATCTCCATCGGGTTCATCGGGTGCCCGGACAGCCCGTACAGGATCATGCCGATGCCGCGGGAGATCAGGTCGAAGCGCTCGCCGAGCTCGGGAGGCTCGGGAACGGGGCCGGGGTCGACGAGGCCGTCGGCCGCCATCACTTGCCGCCCTTCTTGGGCTCCAGGGCCGTGACGCGCTCGTTGAGCTGCCGAATCGCCTGGCCGACTTGCTGCGCCATCAGGTTCTGCTGCTGCTCAACGTTCGTCACGCGCTGGTTCAGCACCGCGGCGGGGTCTTGCACGGCGCGGCAGCGCACCAGCGGGCCGGCGTCCTCGCAGCGCGGCTCCAGGCTCGGCGTTGGGGCCGGCGAAGCCGTTGGCACCGGCGTCGGCTCGGCGGGTGCGAGCTCCGTGATGATCAGCTCGTCCTCGTGCTCGAGGTGCGGCGGATCGGCGAGAGCAGGGGCTGCGAGAAGGGCGGACAGGGACAGCGCGATCAAAACTCGCATGGCTGGTTACCTCCTGCCCGCGCATACCAGATTCAGTGCAGAATTGCACGATTCAGATTGCAGTGCTGCACGGAAATTGCGAAAATTCCTCATGCTGCGCAACTGGTCCCGTTCGGCGAATGGAAATTTGACTCGCACCTACAACGGGGTCTCGTACACGGTGTTCCGAGACCGCAGCGGCACCGGCTGGCGCTACGCCGGAGGACGGAAATTCTCGGAGAAGCTGTACCCGACCGAGAGGGCCGCCATGAAGGGCGCCGAGGGTTCCGGCGCCAACCGGCTGCGGCCGAAAGACGCGGGCCCGGGCGCCGCGCAGAAGGACATCAAGCGCTGGGCGCGCAAGATGCGTCAGGAGATGACCGGCGCCGAGGCGATCCTCTGGGCCCGGCTCCGCGAGCTGCACCCGCGCTGGTCACCACAGCGCCGCATCCTCGGCCGGATCGCCGACTTCTACTGCAACGAAGCTTTGCTGGTGGTGGAAGTCGACGGCGAGTACCACAGCACCGCGGAGCAGCGTCGAAAGGACGCGTTCCGCGACGGGTTCCTCAAGGCGCACGGCGTGGAGGTGCTGCGCTTCACCAATGCGCAGGTGGAGCAACGCCTCGACCAGGTGGTCCTGGAGATCATGAGCCGCGTCTGGCTGCGCGCCAGCGGGAAGTTCCCGTTGCCAATCTCGCCAGGACCGCGGTATAAGCCCGCTCCGAGGGCAAGAAGCAAAGAGCCCTCAAGGGGAGCAGCGCTCGCGTAGAGCGCAGAAGCCTGAGCCAGAGTGCCAGGTCGCCCAGCGGGAGGACCGCCAGGGCAATGTTCCTATCTCCCGCGACAGGCATTCTGCCGGCCGCCCACGGGCTCAAGCGCTGAGGGGATAGGGGAGCGTGTTCTCTTGCTGCCTGTTCGTCTTGTGTCCGGCGAAGCCGGAGGAGTACGCTCACGAGCCCCGAACTACCTCTGCGGCTTATGCTTGACGCTCGGTGCTCTCGCGCTGCGGTAGGGTCCCCACGTGAATCCCCGGGCACCGGGGTGGTGGGCGAGCCTGGCTGCCGCCCCCTCTGGCTACGCTCCTGCGTGCGCGCCGGCACCGTGCCCGCACACCGCGCGCACAGTAGCCCACCCTGTCAACCTCGTCGGTCGACAGGGTTTACAGGGGCGGGACTGTGGGGGTGAATTGTACTCGGTGGTACAAAACCCCTGCTCGCATACTCCTCGGCGGTCTCTTGGTACGCCAGTGCCCACAGCTCCGGGTTCTCCCGCAGCGACTGCGCGACGATACGGAACGCCCGCTCGAACTCCGCCTGCTCGCGCAGGCGTCGCTTCTTCCGGAGCCGCTTCCTGCCGCGCATCAGTGGACAGCTTGGTCCGCGGCGCGAACGAGGTGCTCGAGCGTGCCCCACGCGAACCAATGCGCCCGGCAAGTTGCGATGATCGGGTGTCCCGATGCGAAGCCGTCGCCGCAGCAATCGCACTGGAACAGCACCACCGGGTCGTCCTCCGCCTGCTGTGGCCCCATGATCTTCCGAATCCCGAGGTCGAACATCCGTTACCCCTTCGGCGTGACGTCCACGGTCACGTTCCTGCGCTCCATCTCCGCGAGCACCTGAGCGATCTTGCTTGCCTTCTCCATCGCGTCTGCCACCGTCGCGGATCCTGCGCCACCCATGCGGCCGGCGGTGTTCTGCAGTACCGCGAACTTGTCGACGAGGATTGCAGCGATCGTGGTGAGGTCCTTGGTTCCTGCGGGGATGTCCTCTTGCAGCATGCCTGTGAGCACTCTACGGAGTGCGATCTCGGACATGCCGAGGACGAGCTGTGCGACGTTCTCGACGCGCTCTGCGTTCACCGCGAGGCTGAGCAGCGCTTGCTCCTCTTGGCTCGGAGCTCCGAGGAGCCTCGCTGTGGGGACGTCCTTGGGCATGATCGGGCTCAGCATGCGTGCTGCGTCCTCACGGGTCGTTGGCGGGCGCTTGATCATGCCGCGCTTGGGTTTCCTTACCGGCATCCGAATTTCCTCTTAGCGGAAAAATACTTCGGGAGCGAAAAAATCCTACTCCTGACGCAGATTCCGCTTGACTCGGCTCTTACTCATAGGTAAACGTATCTGCATGACAAACGCAGAGCGGATTTGGAACGGCTTCCTGGCGTTGGCCCCGCTGGTCTTCGTGGCGCTTGCGATCGCAGCGGTCCGCAACCCGCAGTCGTGGGGGTTCTGATGAGCAAGATCGACCACGCATACGTCACGCTCCGCCAGGCCCTCGTGGCCTGCGGAGCAGTCGTCGGCCACAACCGCATCGACGCGCGTACCATCGAGGTGCTCACGTCATGCACCGCTCAGACTGCTCGCAAGCTCTACCGGGACATGGTCGCGCTGGCAGACAAGATTGACGAGCGCGGATTCCTGACTCGCGATCCTCGAGAGTGGGCACTGTGAAGATCCGCATCCAGACCCTGACCTGCCAGCGCTGCGGCCACACGTGGCCACCGCGCAAGCCAGACGTTCGCATCTGCCCGAAGTGCAAGTCCGCACGCTGGGATGAGAAGAAGGGGAACTAGGCATGAGAATCATCGACACACAGGATACCGTCAGCGAGTTCGGTAGCAGCGTTGGCCATTGCCCGGACTGCGGTGAGTCCCTCCGTCCGCATCGCGCATGCCCAGAGTGCAGCGACCCTGCCGTGGTCGCAGCACGCAAGCGCATCGAGGCTGAGCTGCCTTATGGATGATAAGGAACTTGAAGCCTGCCGAATCGCCATTTGTGTGGCCTTGGCAATCCCGCCGGTACCTATCGAGGTAATCGGTGGCGAGTGGTACTCCAACGGACACGCGATCGGCGATGATGAACACGGGTTTTGGGATCCAGCGCAGCAGCGCAAGGTGCCCGAACTTCTAAACCGCGCCCTGCGGCGCTAGCGACCCGCACACGGAGCCCCGGCTAACCCCCGGGGCTTTCGTGCGCCTACGGGCCTGCAATCGCCAGGAAACGGCCTATTCCAAAGGGGCCAGACTTCGCCCGTTCCAAAGGGGCGAAGTCCACAAACTGTTTTCGGGCGCCCCGATCATTTTTCGATCGGGATCGCAGCGCCGACCGGCCACACGATAGGGCGCTCGAGCCGCGGCCAGTGAGAGCGGGTCTCCTCGTAGCTCATGGCGGCACGGCGCCTGATCTCGCTCGCGCTAGGCCTGAGTGGGATCTCGTGCTCGTCCTCGAACCTATCTGGCTTGTCGCTCACCTCGAACTCCCCCTCGCGGCCTCGGCCTTCGCTGCGGCGAGCTGCTGCCTGCGCTTCCAGATCGAGCCTGAGCCCTTGCCCTGGCTCGGTCGCTTCGGGACGTAGATGCCACCCTTCATGACGTGGCCTTGAGCGCAGAATGAGTCATCGCCACCCCGATGCTGTGCTCGCCCGCGTGCCCGGTCGGTAGCCCGCACCGGACTACGACGTGGCTGTCCTGCTCGACGTGCGAGCACGTTGCTTCGTCGTCGCCGAAGTCGAAGGCGTCGAGGGCGGTGCGCATCGACTCGCAATGCTCGCATCGGTCCCTAGATCCGCAGTGTGGGCCGACCTCATTCGCCGCCCGTGCGAGGCGCAATAGGGCCGCAATCTCGTCCTCGGTGAACTCGTCCGGCCGGTTGGTTTCGAGGAGCGCGATCTTGATCTTGCTGCCGCCCTTCATGATGTGGTCTCCTTGCGCGCGCGGATCTCGTCCAACATCCGGTCGATCAGGTCGTCACGCGTTCGCTGCCCGTTCTTCCACGACTCAACGATGTCGGCGCACGCCTCGCGCTCGTCCTTCTGCCCCGCGATGTAGCCCTCGCGGCGGGCGGCTTCGCTGATGTCCGCGACTTCGTGCCAAGGATACTTAAGCCCCATCACCCCCGCCTTTCTCCTGCGCGCTGCGGGCTTCGAGCCGGTCCAACAGATGACCCGCCTCCTCGACCGCACGCTGGATGCGCGACGCCGCTTCGGCGATGGTGTCGGCGGCACGCTGGAGATCCTGCGCTGCTGATGCGATCCGACTGGCGGCGCGGCCGACTTCCTCGGCGCCCATGAGCGTCACGTATTCCATCACCCCTCCTGCGCGCTGCGGGCCTGCACGTCGGGCGTCGTGGTGCCGGGCGGCACAGGAACGCTGTCCGCCACTCGGTTGATGCTCTCCAGCCACGAGCGCTCGTAGTTGCGCCAGAACTCTTCACTGGTGCCGAATGCGCGCGCGAGCCCGGCTATCCCGCTCTCACCAAGACGCATCGCCGGGATCGGAGCTGCGTCGTAGAAGTCGAGCGCGAGCTTTTGTAGCTCGACGTCGCCGCCCATCTCTCGCGCAAGTCGCTCGTGGTCCCAGCCGCGCTCTTCGCACTCCTCACGGATGAGGTCGCGCGGATGATTGATGCGGCCGTCTCCCATCGCGGTCAGGATCTCGTGGGCCACCTTGCGGCCGTGCTCGCGGTATCCGTCACCCGTCGGCGCGTCGTAGCTCTCGGCCTGGGTTGGCGGCACCGGGATGCTGTCGAGGATGGCGTCCAGGTCGAGATCGCGCGGGTTTTGAAGCGGGCCGAGCATGGCCCTCTTCGTCTCTTCGGCCACCTTCCGCCCGTACTCCCGGTAGCGGTCGCTCATGATGTCTCCGCGCGATCGATGGCGGCGAACAGATCGCGCCGCGCAAGGTACGGCGTGCCGCAAAGGATTTGCTCCTGCTTCCGAAACTCCTTCGCCGCCGCCAGCACGTCCTCCAGCAGCAGCGCGCGCTCGGCCGCGGCAAGGAGGGCCGGCCACACCAGCTGCGCACGCGCGGCGCTACAGCCGCTGGTAGGCGCACAGCCGCACCAGGCAATCTGAATCCCCCGCAGCTCCTCGATCTGCTCCCTAGTCATGTTCCTCCACCTCGCGCCACGTGACCTCGGCGGTCGGGTAGCGCTTCACGGGTCCACCCGTTCGAACTCGACGGTCACGCCGCTCTTGTTCCCGAGCTTCTTCTGCACGCGCTCCCTGCCGTGGTCGCCCACGACCAGCATCGTCGATGCACTTCCATCGCCGTTGCGGATCGTTGCGCGGAAAACCGGGTAGCGCTTCTTCTGGCACATCGTGCACGGCAGCGGGCCGCGCGCCTTCGTCTCGCGCGTGCCGTGACCGCCGCAGTAGTTGCACGGGTACTCCGTGCCCGGAAGCTGTGTCCTCGTTTCCATGTCACTCCTCCTGCACCAGCGGCTCTGCGCCGGGCAGCTTCACCTCGACGCGGATCTTCAAAACGGCACCTCGTCGTCGCTGCCATGAGCGAGCAGCCGTCTCATCGCCGCGTCGAGTTCGGCGCGCATCGGAGACTGCACTCCGCGCGCTCTCTGCGCCGCGAGCGCCTTCACCGTCTCGGCGCGCATCCGCGCGTACTGCCGGTCAAGCGTGCGCCGCTCCTCGGGCGTGCAGCGCACGTACGGCGTGCCGCCCTCGGGGTAGTAGCGAATGGGCCAGCCGTCCTTGTCGAGCTTCCCCGGTAGCAGCTTCCGCTGCGGCTCGATCGTGCGCGCGATCTCGCGGATGTCGCGCGGTACCGGCGAGAACTCGCCCTCGCGCATGTAGCGCTCGGCGGCCTGCCGCGCGCTCTCGTACGGCAAGTCCTCGATCGCCTGCGCGAAGAAGCGAATCTTCTCGGCGCTCCATGCCTTGCGGTCGAAGAAGGTCGCGAGGCCGGACGTGATCGCGATGGCTTCCTGCTGCGTCATCGCAACCTCCGCACGTTGCCGGCGAGGAACAGGTCGACGGGCTGCTCCTCGGCGACGAGCTCACGCGCGATCCCCACCTCGCGCGCCTCCGGTGGCAGCGCGGTCCCGTCCCACTGCCCAAACTTCGACGAGAAGTGCGTGACCGAGCAGAACTCCACGGGCGTTGCGGCGAGGTAGGCGAGCCACGCGCCGAACGTGCGATCCTCGCCGTGCTTCGCGATGAGTCGCGAGAGAGGGCCGAGGGCGGGCTTCACCGACATCTCGCCGCCAGTGCGCTGCTCCCACGCCTCGCAGAACGGCGTGATCCACGTCTCTCGCGTCGCCGCCGGCTTGTCCGGCGGAAAAGGAACGAGCGTAGCGAGTTCGGTTTTGGATGTGGTTAAGGATGAGGATGAGGATGAGGTTACGGTCTGTAACAGAATCTGTTCGTCCCCCGAAACAGAAATCTGTCCCGAATCTGTTTCAGTGTCTGTTACAGAATCTGTTGGGAAATCTGTTACAGATTTCTTCTGCCGTGGCTTTCGGCCTGGCTTCTTGACGCTCGCGCGGGCCTTCGCGGTCTGCTGCTGCTTCTTCGCGAACGCGTCCTCGTGCTGCTGGCGCACGGCAAGGAGCTGTCCCCACCACAGCAAGAACGTCTCGCGCAATGGCTGCGGGTACTCCTTGGACTCCTGCGCCATCCAAGGCACGGCGCGCCCGAGCATCCACGACTGCGCCAGGGAGTCGAGAAGACGACAGCGGTGTAGCTCGGACAGCATTCGCACGCGGGGGTCGGCCATCCAGTGCGCCACGTGCAGCGGCATCGTCGGCAGCCAAATACTCTTCATTCCCGCCCCTCCGGTGCTTATGAGCACGCGGCCTAAGTTCCCCACCTGTCCGAAGTAAACTTATTGCGACGGAAGTGTCGCAAAAATGCCTGATTGCATCGGCGCTGACGCGAGGTCGCGCCTCTGATGCAAACGCTCCACTCGTCTATGCTCCCGCGCCAAGGGCATGAGAGCGCTGTTCTTCACGAGCCACGGCCGCTCGAGCGGCACCGCGCTTGAGCGCCGCCGACACCGGGTCGTGCACCGCGCCGACGTACTTCCAGTAGTGCCGCTGCATGGTTGCGAGGCTGACGGCGCAGAAGGCCGAGAGCTCCACCGGGTTCGCCCCGTCCTGCAGGCTCAGCGAGATGAACGTGTGGCGGCCGTGGTAGAAGCCGCGGTAGCGCAGCCCGAGCTCGTCGCAGCACGTCACGAAATTGATGTGCCCGAACTTGGAGCTGTCGACCGGGCGCTTGAAGCGGCCGACGCAGCAGAGGCTCGAGCTCTCCACCCAGCCGGGCTTGGCGAAGGCGTAGAGCTTGCGGAGCCGGTCGCTCACCCGGATCTGGCGCAGGCTCTTGCTCGTCTTGCCGTTCGTCTGCTCCCGGCTCGCGAGCGGGCGCGCGATCGTCACCTCGCCGCTGTCGAGGTCGAGGTCGCCCCAGCGGAGCCCGCACGCCTCGGACGGCCGCATGCCGGCCAAGAACACCGAGCCGACCAGCGGCAGGTACTGCGGCTGCCGCTTCTGGAACCACGCCAGGATCTGGTCCCGCTCGGCGTGGCTGAACGGGTCAGGGTCCGGGTTCTGCCGCGGCCAGCTCAGCTCGGAGTGCGGCTTACCCACGACGAGCCCTTCCGAGGCCGCGGCCTTCCAGATGCTCGACCAGACGCTCTGGATGGCTCCCTTGACCGTGTTGAGCGCGAGCCCGCGGGCGAGGAGCTTCCGCTGCAGGGTGCGCAAGTGCCGGGGCTCTACGGCCCCGATCGGAATGTCCTTCAGGTCGGGAAGAATGTACGCATTCAAGACTCCGCGGGTGTGCGCGACGTTCTTGCGCGCATGCCAGGGCGGGCCGGCGTACTCGGCGAGATACCTCTCCGCGAACTGAGCCACAGTGGTGGTGGGCAGCATCTGTGCCTCCGCTCTTTGTCCAACGGCTGGACCATCCAGCGGGAGCGGGTACTGCCTCATTGTTGGGCTCCTGTGCAAGCGGAAAACACGCGTCGTGTAAAACTTTTCGCTGACGCGTGTAAGAGCTGCCCCACTTGGGGGAGAACGGCCATAGGTCGCGACGTAGTGCGTCAAGAAGAAAACTGGCCGGCGGCAGGATTGCGTCCTGCTCGCCGGCCCGGAAGCCCGATCGCGCAACCAGCTCATTCCGGTGAGCGCGCTCTCGGGCCAGGTCCGGGAGTCGGGGATGGACTCCAAATCCACCCCCGGCCCCGGTCCGCACGTACGCACGCACCCGTCTCGATGCAGCTGTGCCGGCGTAGTGACGGGTTGCGGTCACGGGACGTATTTACGCGAGCAAGGTTGATTGTGTCAAGTTTGCGGGATAGAATCCTGGAGCATGCCAGTGGGTAGAAAGAAGCTATTCGACGAGGATCTCGCCTCTGGCCTCTACGTTCGCTTGCCGGACTCGCAGGACAAGATCGTGCGAGCGATGGCCAAGGCGGAGGCCCGCGACATCGGCGCGGTGCTGCGCCGGCTCATCAAGCGCGGGCTTGAGGACGAAGGTCAGCTCGAGCCGGAAGAGCCGGTGGTGGTGAAGCGGCGCGCGGTCGGCGGTCGCTGAGCTACCAGAGAGCCTTCCCGAAGATCGTAGGCGTGCGGCCCTCGTAGTTGTAGCCGCGCGCCTGCATGCAGTTCACGAACACCGGCTGGTTGAACTGCGTGCCACTGTAGCCGCCGCCCGTGCCCTGATAGGCACTCCAGCTCCCGCTGTACGTCTGTAGCGCGTAACCGCGCTCCGTACAGTCCGACCAGTCGCGCAGGTACTGGTCGTAGGCCGCGTGCTTCTCCTCCTCGCTGAGCGAGTGCAGGTCCACGTTGCGTGGCTTGAAGTTCGCCCTCCAGCCGCAGCCGGCGAGGGCCAACAGCGTCAGGGCACAGATCCAGCGCGTTCGCATCGCTCGCGCGTGCCACGGCAAGCCCCTTTGGTCAATCTCCAATCTTTTTCGTCCCGCACACTTGACCGAATCGCGTTCACTCGATACTATCCAGTTCGTGGCAGACGAGATCACCATCAAGCACGGCAGCAGCGTGTACCGCGTCGTCGTGGACGGCGACGACATCATCGCGGTCGCCAACATGCCGTGGGGCGAGAGCCGCCAGCCGCTCGCGCGGCTCATCAGCGAGATGGCGGAGTGGGACCGCTACCTGCAGCGGACTGCGGCACAGGCCAAGGCCGGGAACGCGATCCGCGCGGGCAAGCTCGTCCGCCAGAACTGCGAGCAGTGCGGCGCTGACAACTGGCTCGGACAGCCCGTGCAGGCGCACCACGAGGACTACACCAAGCCGCTCGAGGTCCGGTGGATGTGCCGCAAGTGCCACCTCGGCCTTCACGCGCGTTACCGCCGCGAGGGGATCGAGGTCAAGTACGCGCCGTTCGAGCCCGCATGGGACGACGGCGACATCCGTCAATCCGCGACCGCCTAACAACGCGCCACGGCGCAGGGGAGAAGGGAATGGCACCAGAAGACCTGAGCACGGAGCGGCTGCTGCTGCTCGCGACGGGGGCAGACTGGCCTACTCGCGAGGAGCAGGAAGCGTGTGGTTGGCCTGGCTACAAGTCGCCGACGCCGATGATGCTCAACAACATCGCGCGCGTCGCCTGCCGCATCCTCGCCGCGCGCATCGACAAGGCACGAGGTGCCGCATGAGCTGGCACGACACGAACGCGATGGCAGCGGCGGCATGCGGGATCGCGCCGTCCTGCATCTGCACCGTCTGGCGGCGGCCTGACCAACACTGCCCGGTGCACGAGCCGCAGCAGCCGCCCATGACCTCGCTGACCTTCGTGGCGAAGGCGCTGGGCTACCCGCAGCCGCGGAAGGAAGGTGGCAAGTGACTACAGTGCATGGCTTCGCCATTGCCGGCCTCGCGATGTGGGCGAGTGGGCACGATACGAACAGGCTGCGATCCGCGCTGCTCCTGTTCGGCGGGGTGTGCCTGTTCGCCGCAGCATGCATCGGCGAGGTCAAGCCATGAACCCCGCGCGCGACACCAGCGGCTGGCCGGCGCACGACGTCGTACCGCCCGTCAAGTTGGTTCCTAGCAACGTCGTGTGCGCCGAGCAGCAGACGTGCATCGACATCGCGAACGCTGCGATCCGGCTGCTCGAGCACTTCAAGCTCGACATCGAGCGCGGCGGCATGGTCGCGGCGGAGAAGTCGCGGCACGAGGCGTACGAGATGGTGCGGCAGCTCGGGCCCGCGTGGCTCGACTGCTGGGAGAAGCTGACCGGGTGCGCGGCGGGGTTCTGCGAGCATGGCGAGGTGGTGGAGCTGTGCGACCGCTGCGGCGACATCTGCTTCGGCGAGGACGCGTGACATGCAGATCTTCTCGTACGACGCCACCGGGCGCACGCTGTGGCGCATTTTCAGCGGCTCGGGCCGTGAGGTCGGCACCTTCGACCGCGCCGAGGCCATCGAGCTGCGCGACCTGCTGCTGCGCGAGTTCCCGCTCTGCCCCGGCCCAGCAGAGCCTGCGCAGGCGGCGGAGCAGCCCCCGGCCGAGCCCGACGTGGACGAGGTGCGGCGGGCGATTGACCTTTGGGAATGGGATGGCGGCACCGTTGGCGTGCTGCGTGCCGCTGCTCGCGCCTACCTTCGCATGCGCGAGCAGCAGCCACAGCAGCACCCCACCATCGAGCAGGTGGTCGAGGCGTGCGGGGGCGACGATCTCATCGTGTACCGCGACAACCCGGGAATCCTGTGGTTTGCCGAGCGCGGGAGGTGTCGCTGGGGATCGTGGACCAAGCACGACGCAGCCTGCGCCGACACCCCCGAGGCCGCGCTGCTGAAGTTGTACGCCGACGCCAAGGCCAAGTGGGAGCGACAGCGCGACGAGGCGATCGAGAAGCTGGCAAGGCTGGAGGTGCGGTGATGGCCCGATCGCGAAAGATTCGTGTCCACAAGCGCTACATCCATAATCCCACGGGCGAGTTTGTGGTTGGCGGCTGGCTAAGCGGCGAGCACACCTACCTATGGATCGGGCGCGGCAAGGGTGATGACGCCCAGTGCGCGGGCTTCATCCAGGGCAAGGGGCTGCTCCAACTCGCTCGCAACATCGTTCGCGAGTTCGAGCGTGATGTCCCGGCGAAACGGACGCGGAAGGCGCGAGCATGACCGCCCACGTCGAGATCCAGCGCAACGGCTCCGACGTCAACCTCGAAGTCGAGGCCACCGTAGAGTGGTCCGGCCGCGGGCGCTTCGCTCGCGTCCACAACATCGAGATCGACAGCGCGAAGTGCGCGTGCGGGCACGAGGTCACGCTCACGCGCGAGGAAGAGGATCTGTGCATCGACGCCGTGCGGGAGCAGGCGGAGATCGAGCACGGCGAAGCAATGATCGACGAGGAGGTAGCATGACAATGCAAGCGTTGGCACCCGTTCCCGCGCAGCAGATGGTGGCCGGCACCGACTTCACGCGCGAGGAGCTGGACCTCATCAAGAGCACGGTCGCGCCGAAGCTGACCGACCCCGAGTTCAAGCTGTTCCTCTACATGGCGCGAGCTCGCGGGCTGAACCCGATCAAGAAGCAAATCTATGCGATCAAGCGCTGGGACTCGGAGCAGGGTCGCGAGGTGATGACGATCCAGACGTCGATCGACGGCTTCCGCGTGATCGGCGAGCGCACCGGCTGCTACTCGCCCGGCCGCGAGCCCACGTACCGCGAGCGCGAGGACGGCACGCTCATCAGCGCGACCGCGTACGTGATGAAGCGCACGGCCGACGGCACGTGGCACGAGGTCGCGGCGACCGCGTACTGGGACGAGTACAAGCAGACGAAGAAGGGCGGCGACCTCACGAGCTTCTGGCGACGCATGCCGCACGGGCAGCTCGCGAAGTGCGCCGAGGCGCTGGCGATCCGGAAGGCGTTTCCCGACGACACGGCGGGGATCTACACCTTCGACGAGATGGCGCAGGCCGACAACGGCCAGGACGAGCGCCCGCCGCAGCCCGTCGTGCAGATGCCGCGCAGGCTCAGCGAAAGGAAGAACGATGCGCCCAGCGATCTGGTTCCTGACCGGATTCCTGCTGATGAAGCTGCTGCACTGGGCGCTCGGGTTGTAGACGTCGAGCCCGAGGACGACATCGAAGCCCTGCTCGACGCGAGCATCGAGAACGCGAAGGCCGCGAAGGCCGACGAGCCGAAGATCAGCGAGAAGGATCGCCGGCACCTGATGGCCCTGATGAACGAGCACGGCCACACGAAGGACGGCGTGAGCGCGTACCTGCGCACGCTCGGGTTCGAGTCGTCGAAGGACGTCACTGTCTCGGCGTTCGGTGGCATCAAGCGGCGGCTGGCGGACCCGACGCCGCTGGGCGCGTGATGACCGCCCCCGCGCGCATCGAGCCGCAGCTTCGTGCCGTCCGCGCAGACGATGGGCACACCACCTACTACGTCGGTGACGCGTGGTGCTGGAGCCCGACCGCGGCCTTCTCCGCGACCGGGCTCACCGGCGACTTCGCGCGCATCCCGGAGTTCTACCGCGAGCGCGGCTCGGCCGTCGCGAAGGCGATCGAGCTACACGAGTGCGGCGACCTCGACGAGGAGTCCGTCGACCAGCACGTGCGCCCGCGCCTCGACCAGTGGAAGCGCTTCGTCGACCGTGAGGTGAGCTGTGTGCACGGCGTCGAGCTGGTGACGTGGGCGTGGGCCGACGCGGCGCACACCATCCCGTACGTCGCGATCATCGACGCGGTGGTGAGCATGCGGCGCGGCGGGCTCCGGTCGTTGAACGCGAAGTGCGGCAAGAACAAGCGTGTGTACGAGCTGCAGACCGCGGCGGAGGCGTACGCATTCGCGACGATGCTGGGCGAGTCGCGCGCGCCGGAGCGCGGCGTTCTGGAGCTGGGCGAGGACGACTACCGCTGGGTGCCGCACCGCAAGGGCGGGGACTTCGACGAGGTGCTGCGCATGTTCTGCGAACTCGGCCCGCGCCGCGAATGGAAGGACAGGAACGCAGCATGAAGGAGAGCAGTCGATGAGCGAGCAGCAGTACGACAACACCGACAAGGGCGTGATGTTTCCGAACGACAGGAAGCAGAACGACCGGCAGCCCGACTTTCGTGGCAAGGGCAACTTCAACGGCGTCGAGTTCCAAGTGAGTGCCTGGAAGAAAACCGGGCGCAACGGGAACAAGTTCCTGAGCCTCGCGTTCAGCGCACCGCGCGAAGGCGGCGGCCGGCAGCAGGCGGACGACCTGGGCGACGATTGGTGAATCGGGCCGCTAGCGCCGAGGTTCCCCACCTCGGTCGGCGGTCCCCAACGGCCGGCCCCGTGGCATAGGGCTGCGGGGTCGGCCTCCGTGGGAGGATGTGGATGATGTTCGATCGTGAAGAGAAGGCACTCATCGGCGGCATGGTCGCATTCGCGATCGTGGCCAATCTCTTGATCTACGGCGGGATCATCGCGGGCGTCGCGATCGCAGTGCGCTGGGTTCTGACCGGCACGCTGCCGTGGTGAGGATGAGATGGGACAGGTGGCAAGGAAGCATCTGCGGGTGGCGGTGGACAACACGCGGCGCGCGAGCCTGCGGGAGGACGCCGAGTTCGATCGCTACTTCCGCGACCTGATGGCGTTCGCGTGCGGGTTCTTCTGCGCGCTCGTGGCCGTCGGCTGGATGGCGAGCCTGTGAGCAAGATCAAGATCGCCGAGCTGGAGCACCGCACCGAGTTCGCGCAGTTCGAGTTCTCCGGCGAGGAGGCTCGCGCCCTCCTGCGCCTCGCGCGGGCGGCGAAGGCTCGCAGCGAGGTTTGGACTCGCGAGACCTACGCCGCTGTGGCGGACGCCCTCGACGCGTTCGACTTCGAGGACGCGCAGCAGGCCACTGCCATGCAGCAAATCCGCGAGTACGGGCTCGCGTGCGCCTGGGCTGCGGCTGGAGAGTGCCCAGGCGGGATTCAGAAAGAGTACCTTGAGGCCGCCGTCGCCGAGGTGCCGCTGCCCGGCGAATTGACCCGCGCGAAGGACAACGCCAAGTGAGCGGGCGTCGTTCCCGCGACAAGGGACTCCGCATCGAGCGAGAGATCGTGGACATGCACGAAGCCCACGGGATCCGCGCGAAGCGAGTTCCGCTCTCTGGGGCCCAGAGCGGCTGGAAGGGCGACGTTCGCATCCAGCACGCCCGCGAACTCGTCTCGGAGGTCAAGGCGCGCGCCTCCGGCGAGGGCTTCAAGACGCTCGAGCGCTGGCTTGGCGAGCACGACCTGATCTTCCTGCGGCGCGACCGCGCGACGCCGCTCGTCGTGCTGCCGTGGAGTACCTACGTCCTGCTGTTCAAGGGAGGTGGAGATGGAGGCGGTGATGCTGACGAACGAAGCAGCGAAGAACGCAATCCTCCGGCGGCGTAAGCACGCGCGGCCCGCGCACTACGGCTACGTGCCGGCGGACCTCCACGACATCGTCGAGGTGCTGATCGACCGCGTGGACAAGCCGTCGCCGGAGCGCATGCTCGCGGCAGCGGTCTTCGGCGAGACGATCATCGACCTGCAGCGCGGTCCGATCCCCGGCTGGGAGGATGACTTCACCAACGCGCGGCGGTGGGTGCGATCGAACCTGATCGCGCACCCGTTCTACTTCGTGCCGCTGTGCCAAGCGCTGGGCATCGACGTCGACGCGGCGCGGAAGCAGCTGCTGATGCTCCCCGACCACTGCGCGCACGTGGACTGCTACTACGTGGCGAAGAGGCGCCGCGTGACGTACATCCCGTCGCCGCTGCGCAAGAACGTGCGCGGCAAGGCAAGGATCGGCAGCCGGCCGCGGCGCTACAAGCCGCGCGCGGCGTAGCTACTTCGCCAGCGCCGCGATCGCCGCGAGGACGATGCGGAGCAGGACGCCAACCCACTGCTCCTGCACGCCCGGGAGCGGGTTGTCGTTGCGCCCCACTTACTTTTGCTCCGGCTCGTTCTTCTGTCCGGCCGCCAGCGTGACGGCGACCACCATCAGCGCGTCGGACACCTTCTGCCCGCCGCCGTCGATGCCGGTCGGGATCACGCCCTGCGAGAAGAGGACGGCGACCACGACGATCAGGCCGCGGATCAAAGCGATGGTCTGTGCACTCACTGCATGCTTCCTTTCAAGTAGGCCCTGAGAGGAGCGCGCAGCACCGCTGCCGTCCCGGTCGGGTCGAGTAACGCTGCCAAGTCCGCGGGGATGCCGGACGGATTCTTCCACGCCTCTTCGACGAGGCCCGCGGCCGGAGCCTGGTGCAGCAGCACGTCGAGCGGGTTCCTGCCCGCGATCGCGTTGCTCGCCATGCCGCCCGGTGTCCCAAGGCCGGTCTCGAGCATGTCGCCGAGCACGTGCGGCGCATCGGGCTCGCGCCCCGAGCTCGCGGCATAGATCGCCGACACCGGCGCCGAGAGCGCCGCCAGTGCGGGCAGGGTGGTCGCCGCGCGCCGGAGCCCCATCATCGCCTCCGCGGGGCGCTCGAGCGGGTGCATCAGCGGCTCGACAAGGTGCTTCTGCGCCTGCCGCCACTGCGCCCACTGGAACGGCTGGTACTGCGTCAGCGCTTTCATCGTGTCGCTGTGCGCGAAGTCGCCGACCTGGCCGATCGCGTGCGCCTGCAGCTGGTTGTCGTCCGCGCTGCGCTGGATCGCTCGCCGCAGCAGGTCCGCCGTCATCTCGCCGTTCAGCTCGCTCGGGTCGATACGCAGCTCGGAGAGCACGCGCTCCTGCGCGGTCGTGAGCGGGCCCGCCTGCGCGGCTGCGTGCAGCTGCTCCATCTGCGGCACGATGCCAGCGTTGGCGACGCCACGGTTGATGCGCTCGATGCCGCGCGACATGCGGACGGGCAGGGTGCGGAGTCCGACGCCCATGTCGGTCGCGTGGTCGGCGAGTGCTGCGGACGTCGCCCCGGACGCGTCGATCAGCTCGCGCAGGCTCGGGTCCGTCGCATAGCGCGTCAGGCCCTCGATCGTGTTCGCGACGCCGTGCTGCCGCACGTTGGTGGCGATCTGCGGGATCGAGCGCAGCGCTGCCTTGCCGAGCTGTACCTTCGCCGCGAACCGCGTCGCAGCGCCCATGACGCCCGCCAGCGGGTCGGGCTTCGGCGGGTTGTAGATCCGATCGAGCGTCTTCTGCAGGAGCTGCGGCGCTACCGGATCGCGGTCGGCCTCGGCGTACAGCTGCTGCAGGAGCTGGTCGCCCGCCTCGCCGTACTTGCCGCCCTTCGTCGGCGAGCCGAAGGCGTACGACGCCGCGATCTTGCGCTTCATCGTGTCGAGGTACGACTGCGCGATGTCGTGCGCGTCGGTCATGAGCGGGCGCGAGGCCGCGTCCTCGACGCGCTGGAAGGCTACCTGCGTCGGCCTCGACGTGTGCCGCCGCAGCGACTCGAGACTGATCGTCGCCTTGTCCTCGAGCGGGATCTCCGGCGAGTAGTTGCCGCCCGAGCGCATGCGGAACGGCACCCAGTCGCCGACCTTGTGCACGACCTCGCCGGCCTCGTTCGCGATCGGCTCCTTCACCTCGGTGAGCACGCCGGAGCGCTCGGCGAGCCGGCCGATCGGGTCGTAGAACTCGTTGCGCAGCGTCTGCGCGGCCTGCACGACGTGCGGCTTGGCCTGGTCCGCCGCCATCTCGCCGCGGAGCAGGGCGGTCACTTCCTCGCGCTCGTATGGGTTCAGGCCCTTGGTGGCGCGGCCGATGATCTTCTGCCCGTTCGTGCCGATGAAGCGGTCGAGCTCGCCGAACGCGTACACCCGGTCGCCCGCGACGCGCGCGGCCTCGGACCCCGACTTGTTCAGGTACGGCGCCGACGCGGACACCTCGGAGCGCAGGTAGTCCATGCCGCGGAGCTGCGCGGTGTCCTTCGCGATCTTGTCGACCGGCGTGTGCGTCGCGAGGTCGTCGAGCGGCGGCAGTGCGGCGTCGAGACTCTTCGCTCGAGCGAAGTCCGCGAGCGACGACAGCGGCAGCTTGGAGAGCCCCCGCGCGACCGCCTTCCCGACGTACGGCAGCCCGCCCTCGATCAGCAGCGAGCCGGGAGCCTTTGTTGCCTCGAGCGCGGCGTCCACGCCCTCGCCCCTGAGCAGAGGCGTGGCTGCTCGAGCTGCCGTGCCGAGCGCCATCGAGCCGAGCGCGGCGATCCCGGGAGAGCCCGGCAGGAGCAGCCCCGCGGCACCGGCGAGTGCTGCCGGGCCGTACTCGTTGATCCGGTCGCGGTCCGCGTCCGTGAAGTTCGCCATCGTCTCTTCCGGCGTCTGGAAGCTCGCGAGGTCCGCGAGTTCGGGCGAGCGCCGTCTGGCGAGCGCGGCCGTGATGTCGCCACGCCGTCGCGCCAGTGCCGCCTCGATGCCGCCGGCATCAGCGCCGCGACGTCGAGCGATGGTGTCCTCGATGCTCACTTATTCCCGTTCCAGAGGGCGATGATCTCGCGGTCGGAGAGACCAAACTTCTCCGCCGAGTCGAGGAACGCATCCTCGCTCGAGCGGTCGAGCTGCGGATTGATCGCAGCGATCTCCTGCGCCCGCTGCATCAGGGTGCCCTCGTTGCCGGCGGGATCCGCCGTCTTGAGCAGGCGGTAGACGGCGTTGATCGCTGCGCCATCCGGGCGCACCGGGCTCGTCTGCGCCGGGGCCGGCTCCTCCTCGGGGCGGAGCGGCACGCGCTCCTTCGTTCCGCCAGTAAGACCCGCCCACAGGTTGCCCCAAGTGTTGGCTTCCTTGTTCGGGATCTTCAGCTCGTCGAGGAGATAGTTCTTCTCCGCGGTGGTGTTCGCCGCGTTGTACGCCTTCACCTTGTCGAGCGCGCTGGGCTGTCCGACCGCGTTGGTCTTCGCGCGCTGCATCTCGGTCTGCGCCTGCGCGCGCTCCGTCTCGGCGCCGAGCTTCGTTACCTCGGCAGCGCCCTTCGCGAGGCTCTGGTCCATGAGCGGGCCGCCGTATTCCCACGCGTGCTGCGCGTCGGCCTGCTTCTTGTCCGCCTCGGCCCAGTTGCCGGTCGCGGTTCCCCACGCGCCGCTCGCGAGCGCGGGCGTCAGCGTGTTGCGCTGGTTCGCAAGCGCCATGTTCGCGGCAGCACCGGCGTTGTTCTGGTTCGCGCCCGCGTACGCCTGCGCGGTCTGCCCGGCGAGCAAGCCACGGTGCGCCTCGGCGGTCGGGTGTACCTCGGCCGCCTGCGCGTCGTAGAGCCCCGAGTGCGAGTACGCCGACTTCGCCTGCGCCAGCCGCATCATGGTCTCGGCCTGCTGCTGCGAGATCTTGCCGAGCATCATGTTGGTACGGATCGCAGCACCGATCTCGTTCATGCGCTGCTGGTTCGCGTCACGCCCAAGGTTCTGCGCCCACTGGAAGAAGCCCTTTTGCGACGCCCCTTCCTGCGCATTCGCACCGAGCGACGACGGCTGCCCCTTCGCAGTTCCGATGTCGCCGCCCTGCGACGGCGTGTCGATGCCCTCGATCCCTGCCACGCCAAGCAGCTGCTTCTCGTACGGGCTCAGGTTCTTGATCGCAGCCACCATCGACGCCGAGCGCTCGCGCTGCTGCGCACCGGGCAGGTGCAGCACGTCCTGCACCGCATTCCGGCCCTCGGCCAGCAGCCCGAACGGCAGCCCGATCACGCTCTTGACCTTGTCCATCACGGACATCTCGTCGTCGGGCTCGCCCTGGTTGCCGCGGTAGAAGCTCGACGCGCGGCCGTACGCCATGTCCTGCGGCTGCAGCGAGCGCGGGTCGGGAACGGGCGAGTTCACGAGCCGGCCCATCGCGTCCGTCGCGCGAGGCACGAACGTGGGGTCCTGCGCGGCGACCGTGCTGTACGCGGACTGCGGCAGTGCCGCGATCTGCGTACCCATCGTCGGGTCGGGCGCAAAGCTCTGCTGCTGCATGAGGAGGTCTTGCAGGCTCGGGCCGGTGTACATCATGCGTAGGGCGCCCTTTCGTAGTACGGCACGTAATTCGCGTACGTCGGCTGAACAGGCTGCGGCGGTGCCGGCGTCATCATCTGGTTCACGCCCATGCTCGCCCCGCGCGACACGATGCCCGGGGCCATGCGCCCGGCCGCAGCGGCCATCTGGCTGCCCATCGGCATCTGCGTCGGCGGTACGTAGGCCGGGGCAGGGGGCATGACCGACGCGTTCGAGTAGCCGCCCGCGCCGCCCATCGGCTGGTAGTTCGGCGCCGTGCTCGGAATCATCCCCGTGCTCTGCCCGACGTAGTTCATGCCGCTGCCGGCGATCGAGCCCGCCGCGCCGGAGAGCGCGCCGCGCAGCGGGTTGCGCGTGTCCTGCAGAGCTCCGCTGCCGGCGTTGATCGCGGCCTTGCCGAGCGACTCCTGGATGAGGCTCAGCGGCCCCTGCGTGCCCTGGCTCAGGATCGAGCCGGCCTCCTGTGGGAGCACGCCAGCGACCGTCGCGGGCGTCGCGGCGCCGGCCTCGGCGGCCGTGGTGCCCGTTCCCTCGCCGATCATCGCGAGCGCGTCACCGAGCCCCGACGCGCCCTCTGCGGCGGTGAAGCCACCGACGGCTCCTGCACCAGCCCCCCCAGCACCACCGGCGCCGGCAGCTCCACCGCCCACCCCGCCCGTCGCACCCGCCCCTCCGCCAACCGCAGGCCCGAGCGCCGCACCCGCGGCACCCGTGGCGAAGCCCGTTCCGAAGCCGATCGCGCCCGCCTTGAGCGCACCCGTGACCCACTCGCCGGGGTTCTCCCACGGCGTCTTGCCGGCCACGAAGCCCTGGATGTCGTGCGCGAGCCCGGCCGCGCCCGCGGCGATGCCAGCGACGATCAGCGCTGGCGTTACCCAGGCCATTTCTTGCTCCTACGTGCGATTGGGTGCATAATGTCCCTGCGTCATTTCTCTTCTCTCGCAGCAGACCTTCACCCGCACGCAACGCCTCGCGGCCTGACCCTCCGCGGGGCGTTCGTGTCTTCAGTAGCAGGGCTTGCGACCGCCCTTACCCGGCTTCGGCTTCTTCGTTCCCTTGCCCATCGAAGTCCCTCCTGACGAGAACGCCGACGCGCCGGAAGCCCATTCGTAGGACCGACTCCAGCGCTGCGGCATTGCCTTCCGCTGCGACACCATCGACGTAGCGGTACCCGAGGCGACGCGCGTGCTCCTCTGCGAAGCGGCGCATGTCGCGTGAAACGTGCTCTTGTCGGTACTCGGGCACGACGTACGTGCCGAGCCCTTCGACCTTGCCGGCGGGAGAGGCGGGGAGGTGCACCCACGCGCACCAGCCGACGATCTCCTCGAACTGCTCGGCGACGACCACCGCCTCGTCGGCCTGGATGCCGTAGCGCAGCAGGTCGAGCAGCAACGCGTCGTTGCGCTCCGTGCCGTGCTCGGCCGTCTCCTCGGAGTAGCGCGCCACGAGCGCGCGCAGCTCCTCCAAGTCGTCCGCGTTTGCGAGGCGAATGATCATCAGCCGACCCAATCGCGGATGTAGTCGTAGCCCGACGATGCCGCGCTCTTGGCGCCGCCGCCCATCACCCAATCGGCCCCCGCATTCGCAACCGTTCCGCCGAGGTTGCTGTTCCAGAACGAGTTGTTCTGGCCCTGCGGGCTCGACGGTGCCGTCGTGCCGGTTGCGATGCGGAGTTGCGTGTCCCACGGCTGCATGCCGGCCTGCAGCATCTGGTTGAGACGGTCCTGTTGGATCTGCCGCTGCGCGTTCGAGAGCGTCAATGCCTGATTCAGCGAGTTCGCCTGCACCGAGTCGCGGTTGCCCTGCAGTCCGAGCCAGTCGGCGAGCGCGGACGAGCGGCCTTGGTCCTCGAGGCCGAGGCGCTGATTGAGGTTCGCGCCGCTCATGTTCAGCGCGTTCAGGTAGTTTCCGCTGTCGATGCCGTAGCGCTGGCTCTGGTCCGACATCATCTGCGCCCAGAGCGCCTGCTCGTTCTGCCGATTCGCCTGGTTCATCTGGAAGATGTCGCTATTGCCCTGCATCGCCGCGCGGCCCGCGATGTCGGCGTACTGCCCCTGTCCCTGCGCACCGATCTGCGAGCCAAGGTTCATCGCCTGGCTGAGCGCGCCGTACTTCTGCCCCTCGCCGCCGTAGCCCTGCTGTGTTGCGAGGTTGATCGCGTTCGCCTGCCGCCCGGCGTTCGCCTCCTGGAACTGCGCCAGCGTGCGCTGCTTGTCGCGGTTCGCCTGGCTCAGGATGTCGCCCTGCGCCTGCAGCATCTGCAGCTGCCCGGCGCCGCTACGCCCGAGGCCCGCTGCCTCCATCGCCTGGCTGATCTCGGGGAGGCGGTTCGCGAGCGACTCCTGCGCCTCGCGGTCGATGCCACGCGTCAGCTTGTCGAGGTTCGCCGAGTTGATGTCGTTCGTCTGCTGGATGCCGCGGAGCCCGTACTGGTCGAAGTCCGTGCTGCTAGCGAGGTCGCGATTCTGCCCGAGCCCGCGCTGCCCGTATGCGTCCGCCGCGTCCGGTCCGCCGGTCGCGTCGCGCACGGTGCGCACGTAGCGCTGCACATTCGGCTGCGCGTACGGCGAGCTCGCGTTGAGGCCGCGGAGTCCGCCGAGTGCCTTGGTCGGGTCGAGGTACGGGTTCTGCGAGAGCTTGTTCTGCAGGAAGCCGAAGCCCTGGAAGATGTTGCCCTGGCTCGGGTCGAGCGCGTTGCCCTGGTCGTCGCGCGTGCCGTAGTCCTGCCCGATGCGCAGCCCGGTCTGATGCACGGGCGAGAACAGCACCTTGCCGTCGGGGCCGACGACATCGGTGTTATTCCACTGGTTCCAGCGCGAGCTCCAGCCGCCCGCGCCACCGTTGTTCGGGTCGCCGGCGTAGCGCTGCATCGCGTCCGTCGCGGCTTGGTTCAGGATGTCGGGCGCGGCGACGGTGCCGTAGCCGAGCCGCATCGCGTTCCACGCGTCGATTGCGGACGCGTTGGGGCCGCGCGGGTCGAGCTGCCCGTCCGGGCCGTAGGTGTCGAAGACGCCCTGCGGCGAGACGGGGTAGTTCTTGCTGTCGAACCCCGGACCCCAGATGCCGGACGCAACACCAGACCCGATCGGTACGACGTACCCGGAGGCCGCGTTAGCCATAAAATTCACTCCCTCGCGTGTCGCGCTGGGTTTCTTGTCTTGTCTCCCCAGTCCAACGTGGGCTGGGTCGCTTGTGGTCTAGGTGGCGCCAGCGCGCTCCGCGGCGGATGTCAGACACAGATTGTCTGGTGATCCCGTAGCGGGCGGCGATCGACTCCTGAGTGCCGGTGGCCTCGAGGATCTCAACCGCCTGGACCTCCGTCAGCCTCGTCCTGCCGTGGGTTTCGCCGTGCGCGTGACGCCCTTTCTCCTTGGCGTCGCGCATGTTGTCCGTGTTCGTGCCGAGGAACAGGTGGTCGATGTTCACGCACGCGCGAACGTCGCACCGGTGGCACACGAACATCCCCGTCGGGATCGGGCCGCGCGCCATCTCCCACGCCATGCGATGGGCGTAGTGCGCTCGCCAACCCTTCGGGGTCGGGAGCATGAACGAGCCGTAGCCCGCCTGGAAGCGTCCGCCGCTCCAGAGCATGCAGCCCGTGTTGGGCTCGGGGTGGACGAACTTCCAGAACCGCTGCTCGGTCGGGAGTGTCTGCCTCAACTACATGACGGTTCTCAGGGAGCTTCGAGCTTGGCGCCTAACGAGCGCTCAGTAGTACATACCGTAGTTGATGCCCGGCGTGAACATCGAGCCCATCCCGCTCATGTCGAACGGCATCCCGCCGTAGTTGCCCTGGAACGGTGCGTAGCCCTGCTGCATGCCGGCCCACTGCGACACGGAGTTCGGCCGGTTGCCTGGGTTCACGTTCACCGGGAATCCGCCGCCGGGGTTGATCGGCGTGCGACCGCCGCCGAAGCCAGGTCCGAGGCCGATCGGCTGCCGGCCCTGGCCCATGCCGATCTCCGGCCCCGGTCCGCCGATGTACATCCCCTGCGCCTGCATCGCCGCGAGCGGGTTGTTGTACATGCTCGGGTCGCCGTAGAGCCCGGCCGTGCCGCTGCTCGCGCCGGGGTTGTAACCGCCGCCCATCAGCGCGCCGAAATCCATCCGCAGATTCGGATTCATCGAGCCGATGGTAGGCTGCGCCTGCATCGTCCCCGAGCTCGCCCCGCCGCTTGGTCCGACCGCGCCATTCCCGCGGCGGAAACCACCAGACTGCGCGCCGTTGGGGATGCCGGCCATCGTGCGTGCCGGCGGGCCATTGACGCCCGCCGTGCCCGTGCTCGCACCACCACCAGCGACACCCGGAGGCGTCGGCCCCGGCCTGCCCGGCCCGTACTGGTAGTTCCCGGTCGGGCTCGCGGGCACCGGCCACGACTGCTGAAACCGCGTGTCCCACGTCGCGCCCTGGCCGCCCTGGTCGATGAAGCGCTGCCGGTGCTGCCCCTGGCGCGCCGCCTGCATCGCCGCGATCTGCGCCTTGAGGTCGCCGGACTGCTTCGCCTGCGCGTACGCGGGGTCGGCGGCGTAGGCCGCGCGGTTCGCCGCGTGCGCCTGCGCGATGCTCGCGTCCATCGACGTGTTCTCGGGAACGTAGTAGCCGGCGTTACGCGGGTCGCCCGCATCGGGAGTGAAGAACGGCGTGACATGCCCGCGCGTCGACGGGCTGCTCGCGTTCGGCATCGGGTTCGCGTCGCCCGCGCGCCCGTACCACTGCGAGTCGCCGTAGCGCTGCCGCGCGTCGGCGTACCGCTGATCTTGGCTCTTGCCGCGCGGCGGCCCCGTGGGGCTGTCAGACTGTCGAGTCGTACCGATCGTGCGTGCCATCGTAGCTCCTACCGATAGGTCCCAGTGCCGGGCGTCGCGGCGTAGAAGTTGCCCTGCTTGGTGTACTGCGCGCGGCTCGCGCCGGCCTGCTGCGCGTACTGGTACGGATCGACGAACGAGCCCATGTTCTGGTCGTTCGCCACCTGCCAGCCGGACTGCGGGTTGTAGCCGTACTGCTGGTCGCCGCCGTTGTTCATCTTCGCGAGGCGGCCGTCGCCGCTGTTGCTCTGCACGAGGTTGCCGAATGGCGTGTCGTAGTTCCCCGCCTCGAAGTAGCCGGTGAAGCCGCCGTTGGGCGCGCCGCCGCTCGCGCCGAAGCCCGCGCCGGGATTCTGCGCCGGGCCGCCCTGCGAACCCTGCTCCTGACGCTGCGGCGGCTGGTAGCCCTGCGGCGCGCCGTAGCCCATCGCCTGCGGACGCATGCCGCCCCACGGGTTGAACCCGCCGAAGCCCTGGCCCATGAACGCGGGCTCGGGGCGTCCACCGCCGCCAGACATCTGCGCCGGCTCGGGCTGCGCGCCACCTTGGGCGGCCTGCCCGTACAGCCCCTGGCCACGACGGCGGTCCTGGCGCAGCCCCTTCACCTTGCCCTGCAAGGTGTCGATGCGGCCCTGTAGTGCGGCCTGCTGCGTCGTGTCGGCGCCCTTCCACTGCTCCTGCAGGTTGCCCATGCGGTCGTTGAGCCGCGCGAGCCGAGCGTCACCGCGCTGCGCACCGGTCGGTGCTTGCTGCTGCTGCGGCTGGTAGCCGCCCCAGCCCGCCTGCGGGCCGAAGCCGCCGCCCATTCCGAACATCGGCGAGAAGCCGAATCCTTGCATCTGAGGCCACATAGTTACTCCGAGTAACTCGTCCCGCTGAGCGTGGTCCGCGGGTCGATGCTCTGCTGCTGATCGTAGAAGGCTTGGATCTCCGAGATGCGAAACGGCGCCTGGACGTGCCCCGCGCTCGTCGCCGTCGCCGTGAGGGCGTTCGAGAAGCGCAGCTTGAACACCATCCCGTGCACGTTTGGCGAGAAGAGGAGCGAGAAGGTCGGCGCCTGCCGGTCCTCGCCCTTGTTCGTGAGCTGCGACGACGCAGACGAGTACGACTGCCAGAAGTCCGACCGCGCCGTGGACTCGTCCCAGTCCGTGAACACCTGCATGCGCAGGCCGTAGGTGCCCGCCGACAGATCCGTGGTCTTGTCCCAGTTCGGCCCGGTCGCGAGAGAGCGGAGCACGAGCAGCACGCGCGTCAGCTGCTTCCGCTCCAGCGCGCCGAAGTCGAGCCAGCCGGTCTCGACTTGCGCGTTGACCGTGACCGCGGTGCCGTTCGTCGGGTCGGTGACGTCCGCATCCTTCGCGGTCGTGCGGCCGTACAGCATGAAGATCGAGCCGTCATCGCGCGAGACGTGGAGCTGCGGCACAACGCTGCCGCCGTCGCTCTCCGACATCATGCCGCCGCCGCGGAAGATCGGATGATCCTCCAGCCACGCCTCGTCGGTGTCGTACTTGTAGACCAGCACGGTGCCGTAGGTGCTGGAGTTCGCCGGCAACGCGTCTTGATGCCGGTTCGTGTTCGTAGCGCCGGTCATCCACACGATCAGCCGGTTCCGCTCGTCGTGCAGGACGCAGATGATGTCTCCCTGGCCGTCAAGCTGCTCGGTCGCCAGCAGCGACGCGTACGCATCGCGCGCCACGAGCCGCAGATTGGCGCCGTCCCAGACCGCAGGCCCGTTCCGCGTCCAGATCCAGTGCCGCCCGTCCGCCACGATGCATCGGTTCGTCATCGCGAAGCGGTCGTGAATCCCGATGCGCGTCTTGTGCGAGCGGCGCACGAACGGCTGCTGCAGCGACTGCGTGCCGGTCATGGTCTCGCGCGAGAACCAGCGATGCGCGACCAGGTCGTCGCCGAGCGTCTTGAGCTCTGCGATCTCGTCGCCCTCGCCGTCGAAGGTGATCGTGTTCGGCGCGGCTGTCAGCCCGGCGAGCCCGGTGTGCCACTTCAGGAAGTCGCCGAACTGCGAGTACCAGACGGTGCGATCTCCATAAGAGCCGTTCGCGTCCGTCGCATAGCCGATGAACAGCCGGTTCTCGTAGACCTCGGCGTAGATGCCGCGCGGCGCGAGCGTGAGGTTGAGCGCCGAGTTGGCTCCGACCTGCGCCGGGGTCGAGAGCGCCGTGTTGTAGAACCACGTCCGCAGCGCACCGACGCGCGTACCGGAGAGGAACGCCGTCAGGTCGATTGCCACCGGCGTCCCCCGATTGCTCGTGATGATCAGATACGAGTGCCCGCTGGTTGTCGCAGGACTGGCCGCGTGCACCGCCGTCGCCGCGTACGTCACCAGCTGCTCGAACACGACACACGAGCCGACGCGACTGACCTCGCTCGTGGTGGTCGCCGTGCCCGCAAGGTTACGAGCAAGCGGGTCGATGAAAGACCGCTGCTTGGTGCCGCTGGTGCCCTCGTATGCGCGGTCGAGCGTGGCGCTGAACGGGCCAGCCCCGCTCGCCGCCACAATCTCGTAGACCTCCGACCCATAGCCGGAGCCCGCCGAGATGGATGCCACCATGAGCTGCCCGACGACCCGGAGCGACGTCGTTGTCACCGTCGCGCTGCCGTTGGTGAACGTCACGTTCTCGGTCGCGGCCGGGGTGTAGAGCGCGGAGAATCCGAGCGTCCGGTCGTACGCGAGCGCCCAGTACGGGTTGGCCACGATCGACAGCTGCGCGTTGACGTCGAAGGTCCACCACCACGACAGATCGCCCGCGCGCGCCGCGATCAGCTTGTTGCCCTTGCGCGCCCACCACTCGCCGTCGCGGCACTGCACGTTGTAGCCGCCGCGCATGTACGCACCGCCGAGAACTCTGTCGGCGACACGCGTCGAGTTCAGCGGGAGGAGCGGGGCCAGAGAGACGCCACGGATAGGCATCACTTAAGCTCCTCGGCGCCCCACACGATGCCGCTCACGCGGATCACGCCGGCAACGATGTCCGCCGAGGGCTTGATCTGGACCTTCGCGCCGAGCACCGAGCCGCGCACGCCGCTGTCGAGCGAAAACTGCAGCGGTCCGGACAGCGCGCCTGAGATGATCAGCGCCGCAGCCCCAGTCGCCGACGCCGAGCCGATCGGAGCGATCACCTTTCCGCTGGCGCTGTCGATGAAGTTCAACGTGATCTCGTCGGCAGCCCCGAGCGCCGTCGCCACGACCGCCGTCACGATGCCGCCGCGCATCACGAAGCGCTTGCTGGCGCCGGGATCCCACACGTCGAGCGCCGTCGTGCCGGTGATCGTCGCCCCGTCCGAGAACGGCACGAACACATCGGATGCCGTCGCGGCGCGGGTCGTCATCTGCAGCCCGCCCTTGATGGCGAGCGCCAAGTCCGACAGCGCGCGAGTCAGCTCCGCATCGGCCATCAGTTCGCCCAGTCGTACGGCGTGCGCCGCGGGCCAGCGCCAGACAGGCCGGGCTCAGGCGTGCCAGCAGCAGCGGAAGGCCGCACCGTCATCTTCGCGGGCGACAGCCGCTTGCGGTCGATACCCACCGCCTTCGCAAGCTCGTTCTGGTAGATCTGCGTCCAGTACTGGAACGCGTCCAGCTCGCCGTAGAACATGCAGCCGTAGCGCGTCGCCGCGATCTCCACGAGCTTCGGCGTGTAGAGCGTCGCAAAGTTCGTTGACGAGTCGCCACTCAGCGACGCCGGGTACTCCCACACGCGCTCGCGCACCGCGTAGTCGTCGTCCGGGATCGGGCGCAGCACGTAGCTGTCGCCATCGCGCGCCCACGCACGCGGCACACCCTCGTCCTGCTCGGTGAACAGCGTCGGGTCGTACAGCGCGTCGAGCGTCACTTCCTCAAGGAAGTGGTAGTCCTCGCCGGTCGCGCGCTGCAGCATGATCCAGCGGCAGTCCTTGAAGACCGTCGCGTTCGCGAACGCATACGACCCGGTGCTGGGCGTCAGCGTCCGGGTCCGGGTGAACTCCATGCCTGACCACGAATGGTCGGCGCAGATGTCCTCGCGGATCGCTTGGTCGATCCACGTCTGCACGGCAGTGCTCTCAGCGGTCGCGACTCCGATCCGACCGAGGTTCGCCTGCACTCTGGTCTGAAGCTCTAGGCGCGTAGCCACTGCTTCGGTAGCCCTTCCGCACCCAGTCTCTCAGGTGCTCGTTGCGCTCGGCGCGCCGCTCGGTGCGCGGGCCACGTTGCGGCGCTCCCAGCGCCTCGCTGAACTTGCTCAGAACGCCCCCGGCTTCGCGTAGTCAGGACGCGCCCACGGGTCGCCGGCCTTGGTCTTCGGGTTCGAGCTAGGGTCGAGCGCCGTCTTCTTGACGACGTTCGTGCCCTGACCCGCATGCCGAATCTCGCCGCCGCCCCCACGACCGACGACGAGATTGTCCTGAGCATAGGAACGCCCGGCGAACGCGCCGGAGCGAGCTTTCGCAAGCCGCTCCTGACGCGTCTGCCCCGGACGCGAGCCCTGCTTCCCGAGTCCGTTGTCCACGGCTCAGGCCGCAGTGAACGCGGCGTACTTGATGGTGCCGGTGCCGGAGATGGACTTCGCCGTCGACGAGAACGACGACTGCGGGTTCGGCCCCTCGCTGAAGTGGTAGCCGATCAGGCCGAAGTACACCGTGCCGGTTCCGGTCGAGTTGCCGCAGAGGAGCTTCAGCTCCTCACCAGCATTGAACTCGCACTTCGCCGGGTCGATGGTCGCCAGCGAGACGCGGACCTGATCGCCCGCGACCAGCGTGCTCACCACCGGGAACGTGCCGATCGACACCGCGCCGGACGACGACTGGATGATCTTCTGCTTGGAGGCCGTGATGGTCTCGTCCGCAGTCGCAGTCACCGTCGCCGCATAGATGCGGATCTGCATGAGGCGGAACGCGCGCGGGAAGATCTGGTAGACCGCGTTCGCGCCGGAGATGTCCATGGACGCAGTGATGTACTGCGCGGCATCGCCATCGTAACCTGCCATGTGCCCGCCTCCTTACAGCGAGCCGAGCGCCACGACGCGGTTGTCGGGCTCGGTCGAGGAGTTGTATCCCCAGATGTGGGCGAAGCCGCCGAGGTAGTACCACGCGAGCGCCATGTCCCGGCCGAAGTCGCCGGGGATCGCCTCGCGGATCTCCTCCATCGTGGCCACGCACTCCATCACCGGGTCGTTGCCAAAGATGACCGCCTCGCCGTTGTACGCGGTCGAACCGATCGTCCCGCCGTTGCCGAGGTTGTCATTGTTATTACTGACGCACCTCGTGCTATACAGCCTGCCGGTCTCCCCAGAAAATAATTTCTCCGGGTCGCCGTAGTACTGCGCCTTCTCCCAGTCCGGATCGTCCTTGAGGGCACGCATGGCCGGGACGGAGCCGATGCAGATGTAGTTGACGCCATCCCACGGCTCGACGGGCGCCGACGCGGCGCTGCCGTACCGGCCGTACTGCAGAGCGTCGACGATGTTCCGGAGGTCGAAGACCTGCCAGTTGCGCGACGCCGTGCCGCCAGCCGTGCCCGAAGTTCCCCACGTCGCAGTCGGCGTGTCGGTCGAGCCGGTCGGCGTATAGATGACGTTGCCGCTGTAGAACGCGTTCGACGCGCGCCAATCCAGCGCCTTGACCTCGTCGTCCGAGAGTCGCGACGAGATCGGGTCGCGCACCTCGAACTCGGAGAACGTCTCGAACTCCTCCATCCACGGGATGGCGAAGCCCGACGGCACCGCGGTGCACGTGCCCTGCGTGATCAGGAAGTTCCCGCGCGGGATCTGCTCACCGAAGCCGATGATGCGACCACCGCGCGGCGTGCCAGATGCATTGCCGATCTTGTCGAACAGCATGATCTGACCGCTGCGCTTCCCGTACTGCGGGTCCCGATTGCAGAACTGCCGGAACCGCACCTGAGGCTGCCCCATCGCGCGCAGCTTGCGAGACAGGGTGTTGTTGCTGAACAGCTTGCCGGTCGCGTTGCTCAGCCAGTCCATTCCTGGCATGTCACATGGCCAACCTCAGGGAGACGAAGTTAAGACTCGCGCGGGTAACGGCCCGCAGACATCAGCGCCCTAGCGACGCCTTCCATTCGCGACGTACTTGTCCTGAGCGACGCGCTCCTCGCGCGCGCGGGACGTGTCGCGATAGTCCTTGGTGTCGATCTGATTCCACATGCGCTTGGAGCGCTGCTGCGCGAGCTCGTCCACGGCCTCGTGCAGCTCGGCCTTGGGGTCGCGGCGCTCGGGGACTTGCTCGTACTCCTGCTGCGCCGCCGCGGGCATGAACTGCGAGCCCGGTGCACCGGCCGCAGCCGCGCGACCTTGCTTCTGCCGCGCCTGCTGCTGCTGCGCGTACTCCATGCGCTGCGCGATCGTCTGGCGGACCTGATTCGCCGCCTGGTCCGCGTAGCGCGAAAGCTCCTCGGTGCGGCCCGCCTGCAGCATCTGCATCGGGTCGATGCCCATGCGACGAAGGTTCGCGTCGACCTGAGCTTGGAACTCGGCGACGTCCTGGTTGTACTGCGAGAAGCCGCCCCAGAAGTTCTGGTAGCTCGAGCTAAGCATCGCCTCGCGACGCTCGGCCTCGATGATCGCCTTAGCGCGCTCCTCGCCCTGCTGTGCTGCGACGCCGATCACTTCCTTGAAGGTGCCGATCGGGTCCGCGATCATCTTCTCGCGCAGGCGAGAGTTGGCCGCTTCCAGGTCGCCGAGCGGGACCTGCGGCTGATGCTGCGGCGCCGGCTGCGCGACGCGCTGCTCGATCGCGCCCAGGCGCTGGTTCACCCCCTGCGCGAACTGGCCGAGGCCTTGGCGTAGATCCGCCTGGATCTGCGCCTGGAACTTCTCGAGGTCGGACGGCTCGCGCTGCTCCTGCTGGAGCTCGTTCTCCGGCACCTACATGGCCTGCCTCAGGGAGCCGGGCGTGCTGGTTTCGCGCCTAACGAGCGCGGAGCGGCCTGCAGCGAGGTGCGCGTCGTTCTCGACGGCCTGCAGGAACGCGATCATTCGTTCGATCTCGTGCGCGAGGGCGAGATTCCGGTCGGAATCCTTGTCTTCCTCGATGCACTCGGTGATGGCCTGCTCGCGGCGCCGTTCGAGCGCCGGAAGGTACTTCTCGCGCCAGCCGAGCGGGGTCAGCAGGTACGACAGCTGCACCTGATGGTCCTCGCGGCTCATGTTCGGCGCGCGCTCGATCAGCTTCTCGGCCTCCGGCTCGATGCCGCCGTCCAGCTCGGCGCCGAGGATGCGCGCCAGTTCGGGGAGCGTGCGCACCCGGTGGCGCACCTTGTCGACGTCGAAGCTCGGCTTGTCGCTGATGCCCTGCAGCAGCTCACGCTTGCGGCGCGCGAGGTACGCCGCCACAGCCGCGGACCACGACTCGTGCCGCCCTGCGGCGACGTCGCGGGCTGCATCCTGCGGGGCGTAGGTCTGCTTGAGGTTCAACCGCCGCCCTTGCCGTGCGCGCCAGGCTGCCCGCAGCACGCGTCGCCCTTGCCCGAGAGATGCTTCCCGCCCGGGTTCGAGCCGCCGCCACCGGGCTTCGCCGGCATCTCCCACGTACGAGCAGGCTTGCCGCGGGCCTCGTCCGACTGCTTGGCATCGTTCATGCTGTGCGCGTCCTACTCCGAAGGTTGCCGCATTGCAAGCCGGATCGTGCAGAAATGCACGATTCAGCCGTCGCGAAGTAGCGGCATGATCTCCGCCTTCCGCCGCTGCAGAATCTCGCGCAGCGCCGGGGGGACCCGAGAGCCGCCACGGATCATGATGTGCCCGTCGCGCCGCCAGATCGTTGCATCGCAGTCATAGACCGCGCCGATCACGGCCTGAATACCGCCGTAGGTCCGGTAGTCGCCGATCGCCATCGTCACCTCTTCCCCGCCGCGGCCTCGCGTTGCCGGCGGAGTTCTCCGAGTTCGCGGGCGTCGGCGGCGTCCAGCCGCGCCCCGAGCCCGTCGAGCCGCTTATCCTGCTCGGCCTGCTTCTGCTGCGCCTCTTTCACGACCATGCCGAGCTGAATCGACTGGATCGCCGCCTCGTGAGCCTTGTCCGCGAGCACCGCGACGGCATCGGACTGCCGCTGCAGGTCGTGCTGGATCTGCCCGAGCTTGTCGGTGACAACCCAGCCGCCTCCGGCGAGCAGGACGCCGCCGCTGACCGCGGCGACGGTCTGCCACGACGGGCCATTCGTCGCGGCCATCCCGATGCAGAACACGAGGTAGCCGATGTGCTCGTGGGCGTTATCGAGCCATCGGCTCACGACTTCACGCGCCCCCGTCCCGCCATAGGTCGCATCGCTCCTCACTGCCCCAGTCGCCACACGGCCCACGCGAGTAGCGCCCCCACGACGAAGCCCGTCACCGCAGCCAGCGTCACCGGACCACCGTGAACGTGTAGGTGCGGCAGATGTCCGGCACCGGATCGACGGGCTTCAGCCATTTCGTCCACACGTAGTAGCGCCCCGACGCGAACTTGAGCGGGCACCCGGGCTGCACGCCCTGCGAGTCGTACGTCTCGCCGGTCGGCGACACGCAGTGCATCACGA